GCTACAGGCTGAGCGTGACGCGGCCAAGGCTCGGCGCGACGCTGGACGCTGGGAACGCGGCGGCGGTGCAGCATGGCGCTGGGTCTACCGCGACCCGCGCTGGCGCCGAATCCGCCGCGACCAGCTCGCACGTAGCCCGCTGTGTTGCGTCTGTGGAGTACAGGCGACGGACGTCGACCACATTATCCCGCATCGGGGTCGCGAGGAGTACGCCTTCAACCTGGACAATCTGCAGAGTATGTGTCATGACCATCATATGGCCAAGACTCGCGAGGATCGTGGCCGTCGACCCATACCCCCCTCTGAAAAAACAGAGGGCTGAAACGTGAACCCCATATGTCGAGTTTTCCTTATAGATTGGCGAATGTCTCCAATCCCCAGATCGGCCCAAAATGTGTTAATTAATTATAAGGAGGCACTATGAAAGACCAGATGATCAAGTCACTTACTACAGCCATAATGGCAACGATCGGGCCGGAGATCGACAAGCTCGTCGATGAGCGGGACGCGGCAAGGGCGAAATTGTATAAGCTACAAGAAGCCTTGACGCCAAGCGGCGAAACTAAAGCCGCTTATATCGGCGAGTTCTCCTTCAATATTCCCGATGTAGATGAGGACGGAAATGAAGTCCAGCGCCAAGTGTCGGTACCATGGACGACGGTCAAAGAAATAATGGCCGCCATACTGAAACGCTCCGGCCAGGCCAAGCTCAGAATAGAGGAGACCCGCTGATGCCGAAGGGGAGAACGCCGAAGCCGGTCGAGGAACACAAGAAGGCCGGCACCTACCGCAGGGATCGTCACGCAGCGCGCGACTCCGGAGAGGCGAAACCTGCCCAGGACAAGGCGCCGCCGGCGGCTCTCCCCGCGGAGCTATGCGTCCAATGGGCCGACGCGGTCGCGGACCTAGAGGCCGTCGGCATCGTTACCAAGACCAATCTGTCCATGCTTGAGCGGGCGTTCGTGCAGCTCGGAAACTCGATGAAGCTACAGACGAAATTCGAAGAATCGCTGCAGAGCAAGGAAGCCACGCCGAGCGACATGTCCAAGTTCCAGAGCGCGACGTCGTCGGCGACGGCGTCGTACTTGCGGCTGATGCTCGAGGTACAACGGGCGGTCAAGCTCAACCCCAAGAAGAACGCTAAGGATCCGCTGGGCGAATGGATCGGCGATAAGTAGCGATGATACAACCTCATGCCGGGAGGCAGTATGGGAACTACGCTGCGCCTCAAGCGCTACTACCAGTACGTTGACGACGTCCTCGCCGGCCGCGTGCTTGCGTGCGAGGCGCTCAAGCACGCGGTCCGGCGCTTCCGGCGTGAGCTCGCCGCGTCGCGTAAGCGCGGCGCCCGATGGATATTCGACGAGGCCAAGGCCGACGAGATTATCCGCTTCTCCGAGCTGCTCGTGCAGTTCGAGGATCCGTTCGCCGGCCAGCTCATCCACCTCGAGCCCTGGGAGTGCTTCTTCCTCGGGCAGCTCTACGGCTGGCGCTCGCGCGCGACGGGGATGCGCCGCTTCAAGAAGGCGCTCCTGTTCATGGGCCGCAAGCAGGGCAAGACCATCCTTGCTTCAGCTCTCGCGCTCTTCGAGATCCTGACGCGCGACGGCGTCGAGGCATATTCGCTCGCGACCAAGCAGCTCATATCCAACAAGAGCTTCAAGAACCTCGAGCGCTTCATCCGCGCCAATCCGCGGCTGATGGACCGGCTCAAGATACAGAAGTCGCCGAAGGCGATCATGAACGACGCCCGAGCCAGCTCGTTCATGCCCCTGTCGAGCGACGGAGACCTCGACGGTCTCAACCCCTCGTACGCCATCATCGACGAGCTCGCGGCCCAGGACAACGGCGAGGCCTACAACATCCTCACCTCCGGCATGGGCGCGCGCCCGGAGCGCTTGACCATCATCATCAGTACGGCCGCCGCGTCGCTGGCCAACCCGCTCATCGACGAGTACAACTACGCCAAGAAGGTGCTCGACGGGACGCTCGTCGATGACGAGTACCTGGTCGCGATCTACGAGTACGACAAGGGCGACCGCTGGGACGACCTGGACAAGCTGCAGAAGAGCTGCCCGAATCTCGGCGTCACGGTCCCGCGCGAGTACTTCGAAGCCGAGCTCAAGCAGGCGAAGTCGATACCGATCAGGGCCCTCGAGTATAAGGTCAAGTACTGCAACCTATGGCAGGTCTCGAACGACACCTGGATCCCGGACAAGACCTGGATGAAGTGCGCTCGGCTGGCGTCGCGACATCCGTCCGAACCGTCCGCGCTGGCCAAGGCGCCGTGCGTCATCGGCCTGGACTTCTCGACGATATGGGACTGGACGGCGGCGACGCGGTACTACTACCTCGCGAGCATGGGCACGTTTTGCGCCGCGCATCGCTTCTACGTACCGGAGGCGCAGGTCGAGACCAAGATGCACCTGGAGAACCCGAGCATCCGCGCGTGGATCGAAGCCGGGCTACTGGTCGCGACCCCGGGCGAGTCCATCGACTACGCGTATGTCTACGCCGACCTGGAGGCCGACCTTAAGCGAGATAACGTCATGGCGATCACCTATGACCCGGCCAAGGCCAAGGGCTTCGAGGCTGAATTCGCGTCGCGCGCGACGATCATTCCGTTCGTCCAGAAGAGCGCGAATCTATCGCCGGCGGCGAAGGCCTGGGAGAAGGCAATCGTCGATGATCTCATTATGGACGATAACCCGATAGCGCGGTGGATGGTCTCGAACGCGATCAACAAGCTCAACCCGAATTCCGATTCGTACTTCATTACGAAGAGCCAGACCGCGAAGGGACGCAAGCGGATCGATGGCGTTATCACGTCGATCATGGCGTATAGCGTACTCAAGGCGCAGCTCGTCGAGCTGGCCTCGCGCCCGAAGATATTCGATCTGTCTAAAATAAGATACTAGTATGGCTGTAATACTGCTTGATGTATGTATATAGGCAGAATATACTTCTTATTGTATTCGAGGCGTTAGACCCTCATGCCGGGAGGCAGCATGGGCCTGTTATCAAGATTCCGCAGCCGCCGTTCCTCGCCGTCGTCGGATTCGCCTTCACCGGTGAATCCGACGACATTGTATTCGACTTCCCCTAACTTCCACCAATCCGACATTCAGCGAAACACCACCGTCCAGGCCTGTACGAACGCAATCGCCAACGCCATATCCATCATGCCCCTCAACCTCTATTCCAGGGAGAAGGACGGGTCGCGGCGCAAGGCCGCCGACCATCCACTCTATAAGCTCCTGCGTCGCGGTCCGAATCCGTACGAGTCCCCGACGCTGTTCATGGCCAAGCTCGTGCGTCATATCCTCCAGGGAGGAAACGCATATCTGTACAAGGGTTTCGCCGGTGACAAGCTCGCGGCGCTCCGCCTGCTCAACCCCGCGGCGACGACGCGCTCGGCGGCCGACTGGCCGCGCATCACCTACACGTATAACGGGGTCACGTACACCGAGCGCGAGATACTGCATATCTCAAGCCTGGTTACCGACGATACGGGCAAGGGATTCGTTCCCGCGGACCTAGTACGTATCGCCGTCATGCTCGGAATTCAACTCGACCAGTATTCGCTCTCGAGCTTCGGTAACGGCATCAACACCAAGCTGCTAGTCGATATCGCCGAGATGACCAAGGACTGCGCCAACGAGGAAGAAGCCTCGAAGATCGCGCAGACGGTATCGAATTATCTGACCGAGCACTACACCGGCGCGGACAACGCGGGTAAGGCGCTGGTGACCTGGTTCGGGATGAAGCTCACCGAGCTGCAGCATCAACACTCGAACCGCGACGCCGAGCTTCTGGAGTCCCGCAAGTTCCAGGAGATCGAGATATGCAAGGGTTTCGGCGTTCCGCTCTTCCTGGTCAATAATACCTACGACGTCAAGTACGGCGGCCTAGAGCAGGCCATGACCGTATACCTCAACTTCACTTTGTCCCCGATCATGCACCACATCGAGCAGCGCCTCGCGACGCTCCTCGACCCATGGGAGCAGGAGACGCTCTACTTCGAGTTCGACTTCAACGTCCTTCTCAGGCCGGACACCAAGAGCCGGTCGGAGTTCTACGCCAAGCTGTTCGCCATGGGCGGGATATCACCCGGCGGTATCTGCCAACGCGAGAACATGGAGCCGCCGGCCGAGGGCGCCGATGCCCGCTTCGTTCCCGCGAACATGATGCCGCTCACCGACGACGTACTGAACGCGTATATGGCGAGCGCGAAGATCAAGGCCGCCGGCCTCATCGACGGTAAACTATACCCGGACCCGTCCAGCGCGGCGGGCTCGCAGGCTCAGTAGGGAGGATGACGATGGCGAAGCCCGAGAAGACCAAGAGACTACTGGACGCGTACGCCAAGATAGAGACGAGGAAGGCCGAGAACGGAGCCATGTTCATCGACGGCGTTATCCCGTACAACTCGCGCAGCGAGGAGATGTGGGGCTTCGTCGAAGTCATCGCCCCGGGCGCCTTTAAGCGTACGCTTAACAACGGCACCGACGTATTCGCGTTCTGGGCGCACGACGATAGCAAGATCCTGGGATCACGCAAGGCCGGCACGCTCGTGTTCTCCGACGAAGCCGACGGCCTCCACTTCTCTGTGGAGCTCCGCGATACGGCCGTCGCCGAGGACTACTTCGAGACCGTCGCCCGCGGAGACTGCAACGGCGTGAGCTTCGGATTCTTCGCCGAACTCGAGGAGTGGGACAGCCGCAGCGAGCCCATGGTC